ACATTGATATAGTAAGAGTATTTTCACCTTTATCAGATGTTACTCCATCATTGGTTATACTGTTCTGTAAGTTACCACTTCTTTTAGGTGCTAACTTTTTTAGTTGACCTACAATCTTATCACCTACGCGTAAAAGAGCCTCTTGTATTGTCATTAGTCTGGATATGAGCAGTAATCAAGGTTAAACGGTGTAGTTACGTCTATTGTTCCGACCCAACCGAATACTCTATCCTGAAATGCTTCGTTAACCGGTGCTGCATTAACAAGACTTACTTCATAAAACTGTTGTCTTGCTGCTGGTCCGTAATCAAACCAAGCCATAAGGTCGTATATATACTGTTCTGTATTTGAGATTATATCTTTGTTAGATTGAGACTTTAATTTAGGTTGATCTAAACTATAAAGCTCAAATTGTAATGTTCTAACCTTATCAGCCAATACAGCAGATAATGGTCTTAAAAATACATAAGGGTATAATCTGTTCTGTGCCGAGGCATCTAAAAAATCTATAGTACCGCTATCAAAAGAAGCTATCTGTAAATGTGCAGTACAAGCAGCTGAAAAAGCATCTACTATATTTGCGTATGTAAGGTTAACGTTTGCCATTATTTTATACTTTGTACTTTGCTTTTAGCGATCATTAGCATTGCAGCTATTCTATTATCGTCATACCCTTGTTCTCTTAAGGTTTTTACTTTGTCTGCAAAATGATCTTTAATAGCATTATTGATACTATTGGTTAATGATTCTTGTTCTTTAGAGACGTTTTTTATCTCGTCGTATCTTTGAGTAATTTTCTTCTTTGCCATAATTTTATCTATATTGAGCCATTGCTCTTTTTTCTGCTTTGGCTACTTCGTTTTTATAGTCTTTATCAATCTCAAGATAGTTTAGTACGGTTATGAAATTGATATCTGTTATACTCCTGTCCCCTGTAATGCCAAGTATGTTGGATTTTGAGAGGTCGTAGATAGTCCCCCACCATGACCAATGCTCATAGAAGCTAGGTCCAGAAGCTGCTCTTCTGTCATCTTCTTCATCTCCTTCTGCATTAGACCCGTCGAAGAGGCTGTATTGTTTAAATATAGACTTGCGGTGAGTAAAAAAAAACTAAGAGCTCCTAAGAATATATGAGCAGGAAACTCTTTGAAACTTTGTTCTCGTTTCTTTCTTTCTTTACTGTCGTACTTTTCTACATCGTAATAATCAAATACATTGGCTACATTATTGTTAAGTGTTTTTATTTTTTGCTTTACTGCAAACGATAAAGTATCAAACCTATGTTCTGTTATTGGTCTGTAAAAGATAGCTGCTACCTTATGCATATTGTTCTCTAGGTCTTTTAGTAGGTTTTCTAAGTCTACATATTCTCCTAAAGTACTTGCCTTAATGTTAGCATATCCGTATAAGGTACCATTCCATTCCACTATACTGTGAAATTCTTCTTTATGGTCAGCTAGATCTTGATATAGCTTTGCTACATTCTTTAAACTATCTAATGACCAGTATTCTACTTCCTCATAAGGTTTACCTGTTAGGCTACTAACGGTATAAATAAGTCTTTCTATTGCATTACTACCTTTGAACGTATTAAGCTTACTGTATTGCTCAATCGTTAAATAATCAGGTACGTTAACGCTTATTGTCTTTTGTTTTCCCATATCTTAAAATAAATATCCCGGTGTGTCGATAAAGTTCCTACTAGTATCTGACCGCACCGAAACTTGGTTTAACCCTGTTTATACTTCCTATACTTATTGGTTTTTTATTCATAAACTGATTACGGCTATAGTTGGCAAGCATCAAAGAATCTATATGATCATCATGACCTCCTGACATATGACCAAAAGACATCTTACCTGTAGGAGAAAGTTTATAAGTATACTGTCCAAACTCTGTATGTAATGCCGGACAAAGTTCTTCTGATGGTAATTCTATGGTCATAGTTTCTATATCACTAATAAGCTTTCTTACCATATCAGTTTTATTGTTGATGTTTGTTGTAAAAGGTTTAACCTTTCTAAATTGATTCTTTAGTAGGTCATAAGTAGCTCTTCCGATGCCGTTGGTTTCGATGTAACCTCCTATAATGTTAAACTGTTTCATAACGTTGGAAAAAACCGTACCTACGGTATTGATATCTGTCTGTCTAATACTTTCTATATGCAATACCTTGCCAATAGGAGAGATTAAGGTTAACACAGAGCTATCATCGGATAAACCAGTATCTATTCCGCAGTATACATCTTGACCTCTGCCTTCTTCGTATGAACCTAAGAATGCTACTTTATGTATGTTAGTAAATACATCGTTAGAACTATCTACAAATGCTGCTTCAAACTCTTGTCTAAAAATATCTACAGGTAAAGAGCTTTTAGCTTGGTCGATAAGTTCTTGTTTAATATAAGGACAATCTTGTAGTTTAAACCTTTGTGATACTACATCTGGTTTACTGTACCATTTAAAGAAATGATTACGTCCTTTTGGTGTAGATATAATGAGACACTTTTTGCCATTAGGGTTAAGGGTAGGTAAGATAATCTGATCTATGGTTAGCTCTTTAATAAAAGCTGCTTCATCTATAACTACATAGTTAAACCTAAACCCTCTAATACTATCAGGACTATCACCGGATAAAAACTTTATAGTGCTACCGTTGATGAATGTCATAGTAGTTTCCATTCTATTGCTAGATTCTATAATGTCTTTAGCTGCTTTAGTTATTTGATCGAATACATTCTTTGCCTGGCTATATACCGGACTTATCCATCCGGCTTTTTTACCTGGATTATCTAATAACCAGAATAGTAGCATGTTTATTCCTAATAGAGTCTTTCCGCTGCCTCTCGGAGCTACTACAACACCAAAAAGATCATCGCTAGCAATAAAATTATCAATAAACTCTTTTTGCTTTTGATACGGGGTAAATAATGTTACGTTCACCAGGCTTTTATTCTTTTGTTAGCAATCTCTATATAGTCAGAGTTAAGGTCTATACCTACATACTCTCCTCCAAACTCTTTTACAGCCATACCTGTAGATCCTGATCCGTTAAATGGGTCTAATACCTTTCCTCCTTTGGGTGTTACTAATGTAACGAGATATTTCATTAATGCTACGGGTTTAACTGTAGGGTGGTTATTATGCTTGGTACTCATTTTATCTAACTTAACAGCTAATCTTTCTCCTGTTTCTGACCAGGGCCCTACATCTTTACCTGTTATAGGTTCGTGCATATCACATCCTATATTTCTCTCCTTACGGCTTACCTTTGGACTGAAAAAGTACTTCTGATATTCTCCTAAATCTCCTAATACATTAGCAGGATATCTACCGTTTACTTTAGTATCTGTTGTGTTAAGTATGTTACCTTTACCTTTCTTCTTTGCCATCACAATAGGTTCGTGAGCTGGTTTAAGTAAGTTTTTACTCTTAGGAAAGTTATTATTCTGTAACCACATAATCTGGTCTCGTATTTCGAAACCTATATCTTCAATATTACTGGCAAGTTTATGGTAGGTTTTAGCAGAACTGAAAGCAAGTAAATGTCCTCCAGGTTTTAATACCCTTAGACATTCCTGCCACACCTCTATAGCTCCTGTATTCTTATCCCAGTCTTTTTTAAGGAACTCTATCCCGTAAGGTGGATCTGTAACGATAGAATTAAAATAGTTGTCCGGATATTGCTTTAATACTTCAGCACTATCTCCTGTATGTAGTTTAATCTTCTCCAAAGTTTATATTGATATCACCTTTTATTTCTGCTTGTACTTTTTGTATATCGTTACCGGTGTATTTAAATACCTGGTCGATTGCTCTTTGACGTACTTTAGGATCTTCATCTGCCATTAACCTGATTACTTCCTGTACTGCCGGCTGTAACTGTTGTTCTAATAAATCCTTCCAAGTTTCTTCGTAGTACTTTCTTGCTTTTGTAAAGTACTGACAATATTGTTGTTCTGATTTATCTGCGTATTGTTCTTTAGCCCATTTTACATACCTCTCTTGTGTATACTTTTCGTTGTATCTTAGATCGTATGCTTTCTGTACTCTTTTATCTATTTCTGTACTTGATAATTTATTACCCGCCATTATGTATAGATTATATATTCACTAATAAATAGCTACATGGTATCATAAAGTTTCCTATACCTTTTATTGACATACATACCGTAACCTTTGTCTTTATAAAAATTTAGTATAGTATTATAGTCATAAGGCCATCCTTTTTCTTCGAATATTTCATCTAGATAGTACGAGGTACCTTTTATAGTTGTGTATAACCTATGTGGACTGAAGATTATTTTAATAATTCTTTGAAAACGACTATGAAAAACTAATCCGTCTTCGGTAAGTATATATTCAGTATCACCTATAAAAGTCCACCTTTTATCTTTTGTAACAGTTTCGAATATTTCTCCTTCAAAAGTATCACCCACAGTTTGGGGTAAAGCCTCCAGTAAAGCTTTGTTATCATCATTATATATCGCACACTGTATATCATATAATTGTTTGTCCGTAAGATATTCCTTCATCTAATAAAAACTTTTCGTATAACTTATCGACATTCTGCTGTAATACTCTATATTCGCATTTACAACCTACATGTCTTCTTTCTTTGAATCCTTTTAAGATTCTTTCTGCTTCTAGATATGCCTGTAACCACCCTTTGGTTGATGGTAGTTCGGTATACCAGTGCACAAACTGTTGTTTTAACCAGTCAGTATCTTGTTTATTGATTATCATCTCTTAGTTCTTCCAAGTATTTTCTAACCTCTGTTCTTATAGCTTTAACAAAATGAGCTTTTTCTAATGCTCTCCCTTGTTTAGCCTTTGTCTCTCGTAGTTTCTTTTTTTCCTTATAGTGTTGTATTACTTTTGGATAAACCAATAAGAGACACAAGAAAATAAGAATAAGGTTTGTAATAAATAATCCTAACGTAAGTGTTGACATCTTTCTTTAATTTTTTTTAGTACCTTTTTTAGTTCTTTTGCTAGTGCTGAATATGGTATGTCGTATCTTTCTTCTAGATCTACAAATCTCATACCTTTTATAACTCTTTCTTCTACTAGCATCTTTTCGAAAGGATCTAGATCTTTCATCTGTTGTTTTATACAGAGCATAAAGTCATCGTCTGAGTCATCTTTATACTTTGTTTCGTCATACATATAACTGTCCGGTATAAGCTCTCTATGACTATTTTTATGTTTTCTCCAAACATGCCAAAACTTTGTAGTGCTGCTTTTTAACTGAAATGCTGCTATGAACGTAATAAAATTTTCACATTTACCGCTCACACAGCTTTCATATTGTACATCTAATGGTTTGTTTAGAAAAAACTCTATTGCTGTTGGTAGTAGATCATCACCCCATTTTTCATAACCTGCTCCACAGGTCTTTTGCATGTTCTCTACTAGTTGTGGGTATATATCGGTCAAATGCTTATTTACATAAGCTTTTTTCTCTTTATCAGTCATTGCCATATTATAAAATAAGAACCTTTATTATAAGTAGCAACTAATAACCAAAAAAAAAGTTTAAAAAAAGCTTGATCTTCTGAAAAATTATCCTTACCTTCTATCTGAGGGGTGGGAAGATTAATAACCCCATACCCCGAAGAAGATTAATAAGTACTTTATCCCGGTATATATAAAAAGAAAGGTCTCCTAAGGAAATACTAGAAGACCAATCAAAGGAAGTAAAAAAAGTGTAAGAGAGCCAATAATAATGATAACATGGCTGACACAATAGAAAGGAAACTCTCTTACGAGTAATAAATATTACGAAAGTCCTAAGTCGCCTTTTTTAGCGTTGTAGTTTTGTAATACTTCTGCAGCTGTTAACTGTTTATCGTCATATAATCTAAAGAAGTTGAAATAGTAACTACGTAAAGATGCTTGTACAGTAGTACATGAGTTAGGGAAAGAACCTATAACTCCTGCAGGTACTGTTCCTCCTACATTAGGTCTTGTACTTGATATTGTTATTGTTTCAGTAAATGAACCGTTAACGTAAACATTTAAACTTGTACCACTTGCTGCACCTGCTACTATATGCCAGTTATCTGCTGTAAGTAAGCTGGTAGTTGTTGAAGTAAAGCTATAAGATGCAATACCGTAGAATGCAAGCTGAGTTGCAACTCAGCTTGCATTCTACGGTATTGCATCTTATAGCTTTACTTCAACA